CTTTACATTCTTCTGGAGTAAAAACGTTATCCCAATAAGCCCAATCTTCAACATAATCAGTGGCAAAAGGCCACACAGAACTAGTTGACTTAGTTGTTTGTTTTACTGGTAGCTTGATAACTTTTTTAGCAACGCCCATTTTAAGCCTTCATAATGTAAGCAAGTGCGTAGTATGGTGGCAAGTTAGCGCCTGTTCCGCTTACACCAGCAGAAGCTATGGAAGTACTAACGTTTGCCGTGCCTGTTTGGATCATTAGAGTAGACGTAGTGACGTCATTTCCATCAAAAGCATTTGTATATTGTGCACCTTGTGATGAGCTACCACTTGTTTTTGTAATCGCATTGTGCGTATGCCCTGCATCTGTAGAAGTAGCTGTATGGGTGTGGCTTACAACAACAGCATCGGCATTACCTCCTGTGGCAGCAACTGCATAAGTAGAACCAGCGCCAACAACAAAACGATCTCGTAAGTTAGGCGTACCACTTGTTCCATCGCATAGTAACCAGCCACTTGGGATACTAGCAATAGAGCCCGACCACATAACAATAGCTCCTGAAGGGATGCCGTTAGCTAAGGCAAAAGCCGTTGTAGCTATTTGAGCAGTGTTTGTTCCAGCCGCTGCGTTGGGTGCTATTGGGACCCCTGTAAATGTAGGAGATGCAGACAACACCATACTACCTGTCCCAGTTGCCGCATTAGAAAGCGTTACGCCACCATAAGTTAAAGCACTTGATAAAGTTGTTGTGCCAGTTACCAATAAGTTACTGCTTACCGCAAAGTTACCCGCCGAGCCAGACAAACCATTTACAAAATTAGTGCCGTCACAATAGACAAGACACGTAGCGCCGTTAGGGACATTTACACCAGTACCAGAACCACCGATTACACGGATTGCAAATCCACCCGTAGTATTATTAACAATGGTATAGAGCTTTTCTTGAACCGGTGGGATTAGGTCTCTTACGGCATTATTAGTGCCAGTAACTACCAAAACCGCATTTCTAGCCTCGTCTGATACTCCGTTAAAGCTGGTTAGCGTGTAATTAGCGTCAACCATTGTAATAGGCTGCACACCAGTAATAGCTTGTTCAAGCAAAGTACCTAAATTGGTATTAGTTGTTTGCCCCCAAAGACCCGCTTGGTCGCCGTCCCCCATTAGGGTTATCTTTAAACTTGGTGAATATGTACTTGCCATAATTTATCCTTAAGGTGTTATGACTAAACCCCAGACGTTAACACGCTTCATTCTATCAACCGCTATAACACCAGTCAAATTAACTACTGAACTTGCCTTCGCATCAACAGTACCAAGCAAAACAGGCACCGCAAAACCTGTAAGATTAATATCAGTGCTACCAGTAGCTACTACGTTACCTAATAAAGTAGGTATTGCAAACCCAGTAACTTCAATAAAATTATTAGTTACTAGCGATATGTTGCCTAATAAAGTCGGTACAGCAAAACCAGTAACGTTATTTATGCTATCACCACTAGCCATTACGTTACCTAATAAAGTAGGTATTGCAAACCCAGTCAGGTTTATTTCAACAGTACCTGTAACCGTAACCGTACCAATTACGCCTACAGCATTAACACCTGTTGGTACAACATTTCCATCAGCTTTAATTATTACAGTACCTACTGCGCCTACAGCATTTACACCCGTTACAGCAATATTGTTGTTTGTTGTAACCGCTGCTGTACCTACTACACCTACCGCAGATACCCCAGTAACAGCAACGGCTTGACCTATAGTAGCTGGCTCAGAACCAAAAGGTTCTTGTGCTATAGCGGAATTACCAAACGGCATTATTCGCCTTTCAGAGCATCAACTTCGGCCTTCAACTCTTTAATAGCCTCAATGAGCAACGGAATAATTCGGTCGTATTTAACTGCTTTTATACCGTCTTCTCTAGTGCCAACTACTTCTGGAAGCACTTTTTCAATCTCCTGGGCAATTACACCAATATCGTGTTTACGAACAAAATAGCCGTCTTCTGGCTCATCCAAGTTATTCCAGTCAAACTCAACACCACGAATTTGAAGAACTTTAGCAAGCGCATTTGTAATAACTTGTACGTTGTCTTTTAAGCGCTCGTCTGAAGAGTAGTATGCAGTAACGTTATTGGTTGCACGGATCTCACCAGTAGTACCTGACGCTGCTGTACCTACACCAAGCGAACCAACTTGATAGCTATTACCTGTTACAAGAAGACTAGCTGTACCAGTTAAAGTTGCAGTAATAGTTCCCGCTGCAAAATTACCTGAAGCATCACGAGCTACTATTGTTGAGGCTCCGTTAGCAGTAGCAGCAGTCGTTCTTGCATTGGCAATGGTTCCGCTAGAAATATTAGAAGCATTAATTCCAGTTAAAGGTGCACCGTTACCAGCTATTGTTCCAGTTACAGAAAGGTTAGTTGCACCTGGATCTGTAGTGTTACCAATGGAAACACCGCCAGTAGAGAAGATACGCATCCGTTCTGAAGCTGCTGTGCCTAAAGCCATGTAGTCACTTGTGTGACCATACTCAAGAAAACCACGATATGCTTCGTTACCAGTTGTGCCGTCTGCCAAATATATAGAACTTAATGCTGTTGTTCCAGCAGCAATCGTAATTCCATGATTACCTGATGTTGTCCCAACAACTAAATTATTAGCAGGGTCGCTAAAACTGCTTGGTGTTGTAGTACCAATACCTACATTACCACTAGAGTCAATCCGCATAGACTCAACACCACCTTCTGTAAAAGCAATAGTGTCGGCTGCTGGGAAGAAGATACCTGTGTTGGTATCGCCTGTAGTAGTAATAGATGGAGCTGTATTTGATCCAGCACCAAAAGTTCCAACAGTTGCAGATACGTTGCCTGATAAAGATGTACCTGTTATTGCCCCAGCAGCGAACTCACCAGATGATCCACGAAGAACAATAGTAGAAGCACCGTTAGCAGAATCAGCAGTCGTTCTTGCATTTGCAATAGTCCCTGAAGCAATGTTAGATGCATTAATAGCGGTTAAGGCTACACCGTTACCAGAAATAGAAAGAGCCGTAATATCGCCTGCACCAAAGCCTCCAGAACCATCACGAAGAACAATCGTAGAAGCTCCGTTAGCGGAAGCTGCAGAAGTACGAGCGTTGGCAACCGTACCAGACGAAATGTTAGAGGCGTTGATTGCGTTAATTGCTGAACCGTCACCACTAAAAGCACCAGAAATAGTATTAGCGCCAAAGTTACCAGTAGCATCACGTAAGACTATTGTGCTTGCGCTATTAGCTGTATTACCTGTTGTACGACCATTATCTAAAGTGCCTGAAGTTACGTTAGAGGCATTGATAGCTGTTAAAGCTACGCCGTTACCCGATACGTTGGTAAACGCACCAGTTGTGCCGTTAAAGGTCGTGGCGTTAGATGTGGTTGCCGTAATGGTATTAGCCGCAAAGTCGCCATTAGAATCACGCAGTACGATTGTGCTTGCTCCGTTAGCAGAAGCGGCGGTTGTTCTACCATTGGCTAAAGTACCTACAGAGATACTAGAAGCATTGATTGATACGTTAGCAGCGTTGGTTAGTTGACCTTGAGCATTAACTGTAAATTGTCCAACAGCCCCGTCATTACCATATTGCGCTGCAGTAACTGCGGTATTTGAAATGCTAAACGTCAAATTGGCAAGGTTTAATCCTGTACCCGCTGCATAGATCTGAGCAGAGCTAATTTGCGCAAACGTAATATTAGTTGAGCCAAAGGTAATAGTACCTGCGGTAGTAACTATATAGGTTCGTCCAGCGCCTGTATTACCAGCAGTTACAAAGAACGCATCGCCTTTTCCTAACGTATTAGGGTTAGCTAAACCAAAAGTGTCGGCATCGGTTGCACGGGTTAATACCCACTGTGCAGTAGCATTACCTGGATTAGTAACTGTATAGACACCGTTTTGTACCGCATTAGCCTGTGCATAGACCAAAATACGGGCTGTATTAGCTACGCTTACACCATCAACTACGAGTGCTGCGTTAGCCCCGTTATTAGTCAGCGTTGCACCTACGCCATTACCAGCACCGTTTGGCTGAACGTATACGGCGTTTAACGCTACATCTTCCTCAACTAAAACAGGCTCGTGATACGAAATACCTGTTGCAAAAAGTCCGTCAACATAAGTCTTATTGGTAATATCCGTGGCATTTGCAGCGTTGGTGCTAATTGTTCCGTTTGTAAGTGTTACCGTACTGGCAGTTAAGTTTGTGGTATTAATTTCAGTGAACGTAATGATGTTTGCGCCATTACCAAACGCTTCAACCTTACCTGTGGCTTGATTGATGTATACCGCTTCACCAGCTGGCTGAGTAATAAAGACTTCTAAAACACTTGAACCCGTAAAGTTGGTTTTAGTTGGAGCACCAGCAGACGACGAAAGAACCGTATCTCGGCTAAGTGTTGATGGAGCTGTGAACGTGCCAACGCCTACTTCCCACTCACTATCATTACCAGCAGTAGTGTTGTGAATAGTATAGTAAACCGTAGAACCACTAGCTACGGCAGCGTTAAAAGTTTGATAGCCTACAAAAGCACCACCAAGCGTTATAGATCCAGTGCCCGAACTTGAGCTGGATTCTTTAACCCTATCTTTTAGAATCAAAGCCATACGGCCCCCCTAATTACGAAGCGGTCAAACGAATAATTGCGTTACTTGCGTCAGCAGTTGGGAAATTCACCGCAAAAGTACCGTTGGTCGATGTTTTATCACCACCAAAAGCCAACACAGCAACAGCTGCATTTGAAGCGTTAGCGTTATAAATCAAAGCGCCATTAGCAGTAATAGTTGCATTTGCCCAAGAGCTATTAGTAAACGAGATAAAAGCTACGTTACCAGAGTTAGTTGGGGTTACGCTAACCGCTAAAGTATTACCACCAGCAGAATAGTTGCCAGTAGAAGCTACTTCATTGCTTGAGGAATAAGCGGTTGTGTTCTCATTTAGAGTAGCTGAGCTAGTATACAGCGCTAATTTAAACGTGTTTGCTGAAAAATTGTGTACACCATTCAAGAGTTGAACCTTGAAACTTGTTGCCATTGCTTGGGTAATTGCCATTTTTTGCTCCTAAAAAATTATCTTACGGGTCCAGGTACAGGTAATCGTAATTGTCCATCACGATAAGCACTGCGTCTATCTTTACCATCGCCCAAATCTTTGAGCAATGCTAAGGATTCTTGGTACTTCTGCTCGTAATAGTTGACCATATCTTGCTCACCCTTTTGGAAGATTATAGCCTCACGTAACGAACCATACAACAAAACACTTTCAAAATTATC